GATATTTTCGTAATTAAAGATCTAGAACTACTTGAAGTTAGTGTAGTTTCTGTTCCGGCAAATCAGGATAGTCTATTCTCAGTCTCTAAAGGCTTTGATAGTGAAGCTGATTACTTAGAATTTAAAAAATCATTTAACCCACCAGAGGAAACCCTAGAAGAAATTGCTAAAGAGCAAGAGACTCAGGTACTCCCCGAAGTAGAAGAACCCAAGGAAGAAGAATTTATGGATAAAGAAGAACTACAGAAGATGATTGCAGAAGCTACCAGTGCTGCTGTAACCAAAGGTATTGAAGTTGGTCAGTCAGGTGCTGAGAAGCTACTAGCTGATGCAGAAAAACGCATTAAAGATGCAGAAGCTGCTGGTGCAACTAACCTAAAAGCTGTTGAAGACCTACGCGCTGCCCTAGCAGAGAAGGCAAGCGAAATCGAAGCTCTACAAAAGAGCAAGATGCAATTTGATGAAAAAGCAACTGGTGACAAAATCAGCTATGCTGAAAAAGAAGCTGCTGTACTTATGGCTAAGGCTACTAATAAAGGTATCACCGAAACCTCCATTTTCCGTGACCTAGTACAAAAGTTCGGTGCTCATATTCCTAGTGCAACTTGGGAACTTGAAGTTTCTACTAATATGCAAGACGAAATTCGTCGTGCTCTAATTGTTGATCCTATCTTCAATAAGAATATTAGCATGAATAACCCCGTTATGCGTCTACCAGTCAACCCTGAAGCAGGGTATGCTAACTGGGTACTAGAAGCTGGCTATAAGGCTGCTACATCTAGTGGTACTGCTCAGAACCACGTTGTAAAAGAAATCAACCTAACTGCTTATAAACTAGCAACCAAGGAATTCCTAGGTACTGAAGAAGAAGACGATAGCATTATTCCTCTACTACCTATCATCCGTGACGCTATTGTTCGCAGAACTGCAAAAGCATGGGATCTAGCTCTACTACGTGGTGCTGGTGCTGGTGCTGACCCCATTAAAGGTATTATCACAACCGCTGCTGGTGGTGACATTATCTCTGGTGGTGCTGGTCTAGCTAAAGCCACTATCCAGAAGATGATTGATATGCGTCGTGCCCTAGGTACCCGCGGTCTTAATCCTTCAGAACTAGTTTTCGTTGTTTCTAATGATGTTTACTACGATCTACTAGACGATACCTCTTTCCAAACTATGGATAAGGTTGGTACTCGTGCTACCCTACTAACTGGTCAAGTTGGTTCTATTGCTAATGTTCCAGTTGTACTAAGTGGTGAATTTGAAGCTAAGGCTGCCACCAAGATTGGTGCTGTTCTAGTTAATCAAAATAACTTCCTAGTTGGTCGTTACAAAGGACTACGTGTTGAGTCTGATTATTCTGTAGAAAATCAACAACGTCTAATCGTTGCTTCACAGCGTCTAGGATTCCAACAAATCTCTAGCGTTGAAGGTAACGGTGTTTCAGTATTCCGTTGGACAGCCTAATCTTTAGGTAATTATATAGATGGGGGCTTCGGCCCCCATTTTGCTATATATTACGCGTAGTATATAGCAAAATAAACAAGCAATAAGGATACCTATGGTAGATACTGAAGACACCGATTTAAAAAAGGATATGTTAGATGCTTTAGCTACTATTCAAGATCCTGGGCAACGTATAGTTTTAATGTTACTTATGAGAAGTATGGATAATATATCACATAAATTAGATAAGGTACTATCTGATGAAGCTAAAATTAAACATATAGTACTTAATGGGCATTCGGATGCTCATGATGCTCACCATAAGTGGGTAGATGAGCAAATAGCTAAAAAAGTAGAGCACACAGAATCATTAGATTTTATTAAAGCTAGAAGAAATAATGGTGGACTCTGTGAGTTCGCAAAAAGAAAAGTAGAAGAAGAAAAAGCACTTAATGCTAGTAAAAGAAAAATAAGTGAAGGTATTGTAGAAAAAATACTAGTAGCTGTTTTAATGTTCGTAGCAGGTGTTTGGGCTTCTATACATTTACCATTATGAAAAAAAGTTGGTATTTTAAGCCAAGAAATTGTTTAACATATGCTATTAGTATGTGGATTAAACATGGTGGTTACATAAAAATGCGTAAGAGTTTAATTGCTGAGCTGCATGGCTGTGGTAAGTACCATATATTAAATCTTGTACCACATTTTTTACATCAAACCAAAGAAGGTAAAGTAACACAACTAGTTCGTACAAAAGAAGAAAACATTAAAGCTAAAAAATTTGGACCATTTCTAGATTGGTTATGGTTATGGCATTTTAATGGAGAGATTGTAGAAGAGGATGTACAATTTACGGGGGGAACTAATGAATATAATATTAAGACCTAATATTTTTGTTAGAGGTATGGATGCTCTCAGTCAGCTTGCAAATGTATTTTTATTTAATGGTAATGCCAATGACTCTGTTAGTGGTAGAGCATTTAAAGAATCATGGAAATTGGAAAAAGTTATTAATTTTGTATGTTTTTGGGAACCAGAACACTGTAAACTAGCATACTATACAGATTTAGCTCGTGCTAAAACTATGGTATATGAGGAAGAAAATAAATGAAAGTAGAAATTTTAGAAACTAAACTAAGTAGCCATGGATTTTATGCAGAAGCTGGAGATAGACTAACAGTTACTGATGAAGTTGGATTAACTTGGTGCCAAAACGGCTGGGCGAAGGACCTTTCAGGTCAAATCGGCCAATCCGATAGAGTTGTAACAGATAGTACAATTAATCCAACCGATATGTCTATAACAGTTTTAGGAGAATCAGCTAATGGCTAAATATCTACACCCAACCGCAGTACTAGACGGACTTCTAGACAAAATTGCTACTGGTACTATTATGACAGTATGTTCCGCACAACCAACTACACGTACAGAGGCAGTTACAACTTATGCTTTAGCAGATGTAGTAATGGCAGGTGGTGACTTCACAAAGGCTAATGGTGATACAAATGGTCGTAAAGTTACTGTGGCTCAAAAAGCAGCAGTACCTATTGATGCTAGTGGAACTGCTACACACGTAGCAATCTGTGATGGTACTAATGTACTGCTAGTTACTACTTGTACTTCTCAGGCTCTTACATCTGGTGGTACTGTAACAATTCCTACCTTCAAGTGTGAAACTAGTGATCCTACTTAATTTATGTCTTTGTTAGAAGAACTAACATCCGGCCCGCTGGCCGCAGAACTCGCACCTCACATCGCCGCAGGCACTGACGGCGTGATTGCGGCCATTCTCAACCGTGCAGACATTCCAGCAAAGGGTAAGGTGTTGTCGCATGACATTCGGCAATACCTGATGTTGGTTGATTTGCTGATCGCCATCGAAGCCAGCTCGCAGCCGGCTTGTGTTGCTGCGAAACGTGCGTTGGAAGTCTTCCCGATCTTCGACCTTTCCAACCCGATGATCCTGGGCAAGTTCACGCAAGTGCTTGATGGTCTGGTGGCTGAAGAACTGATTCCTGACTTCACGGAAGTTCACAAGATGACGATTCTGTCTTTGGCTGATACGCTAATCAGCCGAGTGGAACAGGCCGGACTTGGTAACGTCGATCACATGGCTGTTGCCAAAGCATTGAGGGGTTAAATCATGGCTGAATTCACTCTATCCGGTTACAAGGCCAGTGCAGAAACTGCGCTGACCACAGAACTCAATGCACTTGCTAACGGTTAATAATCTGCTTAGTGCAAAAACAATTGATAATATACTACTAAGCCAAGGATTAAATCTTCTAGTTAATCATTTAGCTAATAGTAATTTACTTACTACAGCTGATTTAATTCAAGCTAATACTTTAATATTACAAAGTCTAGCTACTGGTAATTCAATAAGCTCAGTATTACTATACCAAGCTTATGTACTAACGGTTAATAATCTGCTTAGTGCAAAAACAATTGATAATATACTACTAAGCCAAGGATTAAATCTTCTAGTTAATCATTTAGCTAATAGTAGTTTACTCACTACAGCTGATTTAATTCAAGCTAATAGTCTAATACTACAGAGTTTAGCTTCTTCAAACTCAATAAGTTCAGTATTACTATACCAAGCATATACATTAACAGTTCAGAACTTAACTAATGCAAAAATAATTGATAATGTACTACTAAGTCAAGGATTAAATCTTCTAGTTAATCATTTAGCTAACAGTAATTTAATTACTACAGCTGATTTAATTCAAGCTAATAGTCTAATACTACATAGTTTAGCTTCTTCAAATTCAATTAGCCCAGTATTATTATACCAAGCACATAGTTTACTAATTGATAGTCTAAATATAAATTCTAGTATAGAAGAGTTTGCACTTTCACAAGGCATAACTATAAGTTTACTAAATCTATTAGTATCAAATACTAATAGCACTATAGAATTAAACCAGAGTAATGTATTATTAGTTGACTACTTAGATGTAAGTTCTTTTACTGATAATTTAGAATTAGGTACACAAGCACAGTTAATTATATCTGATATTCTTCATAGTAGTTTTATAAATAATATCATTTGGATTAATAATATTATTCCAGAAGCTAGAATAATAGTAACAAGTACTGATAATAGGTATGTTTTAATACCTATAGAAAATAGGTTCTTACTAATAGCTAAGGACGATAGAACTTTATTTGGAGTTTAAAAATGAAATATCTCACTAAAGGTGACTTGCTCACCCTCCTAGATGATGAAGCAAGCGCCTTTACTGCATTCATGATGGACCCTGCTCAATTCGGGGTTCAAGAACCTTTGCTCACTACGCTGAAGCTGGAGAAGCAGAAGTTCGACTGGACGAATGGTGTGGATGTGGGTCTGCCTCAAGTGCAGGCACTGGTATCTGTGCTGCAAGGCTACGGTGTTATCTCGGCTGAGAAAGCTGCTGCCATTCATGCGACGCCTGACACCCCTGAACTGGATTCATTCACGGTCAACATTCTGGCTCAGGATGAGATTACCGAAGCGAATCGCTACGGCGCTGAAATGCGTGGCAGTAACTATTACACCAAGGTTGATTTCCTGAATGACACCAAGGGCGAGGTTGTTACTGAAGAATTTATCTTCGACCGAGTACCTTCTGAAGCTGAAATGACTGCTGCCATCATGCAGCACATCAAACACTTGAAGGCTCGCTAATGGCTGTCCAGACAGTTACAGCCAACGTGAATGCTGATGCGATTGCATCGGGTGCATGGCGTTCCAATGACTCTCTGACCATCAATAATGGCGCAGTGGTTACGGTCAACACGGATCAAGCTAGGTTCTGGAATAGCATCACCATCAACAACGGCAAGCTGCGCATTGAGAATACCAGTACGACTGATGCCATTCGTTTCATCATGGGGCGGGTATCAGGAACCGCAGCAGGCAACATCACACCTGCCTCTGGATTGGGTTCTGTGGAGATTGCAGGTAACTGGATTGAAATAGGTACGAGTAACGGTACAGCAGGCCAGACTTTCACCGTGCCTTACCGTGATTACGTGGCTGCGTTGTGGGTAGAGACTGCACCTAGTTCTGGCGTCTATGAGTCCTGGGCGAATGCTGGTGAACCTTACGGTATGGTTCCTAAATGGCTGTTGTCTGGTCTTGCTGCGTTTGGTAAAGGCCGCAAGGGCATGGTGTTTAAACAAACCCCTAATACCGCACAGCATCGCAATATCGTTCTGACCAACTGTTCCATTACCAATGCCAGCCGTATTGCTACGGTAAGCAGCACAACTGACTTATCTCCAGGCGCACATATCACTGGTTCAGCAGGTATTACTGCGAATACGGTAGTTGAGAAAGTGCTGTCTGCCACTCAGTTTGAAATGAATGTGGCGGCTACGGCTACCAGTTCAGTCGTTACGATGACTATCTATACCACTTGGGAAGTACAGCATACAAACCAAGTGGTATTCGGTGATGACTTCGACGGTGCGATTCCGCCGAATGGTTGCAAGATCAGAATCCCGAACATCATGGTGACGCATGTATGTGGCGAGAATATTCACAACGGGGCAGTCACTGGAACCTATATCGCCTTAACTAATTCAGGTAGTTTGATTGCCGATACTTGCTTATTTGATGTGGCTCCGGGTAACTATACCGGAGCAGAGAAACTTTCACTGAAACGTATTGGTTGTAGTTATCCGCCAACGCTCAGTAAGGTTTACGGCATTGATATTGATGATATGTGTGTGGCGGTACGTCCCTTCCGTAATCATTGGGGAGCAACTACACCTGTACTTGATACTACTGCAACCAACGCTGGAAGCAACGGCACGCTTTGGGCTATTAGCTACATTACCGGTTCAGTTAAAAAAATACACATAGCCGCCACTAAACAGATTGGTGGTGGTACTTCCAGCATTCTGCGCTTCGACTATTGCGATGGACTTACTTTAGAAGACACTCGTCTTATTTGTCAGGGTGGCAGAAATGCTCAATCCATGCTTGCGCTATATTATGTCAATAACTCAATTATTGATGGTGTAGAAACGTATGGTGGCCCACCCATTCGTTTTGTCACTTCTTCTGATAACAAAGTAAGTAACGTAGTGTTTGGAATGAGTGTGTATTCAGAAGGTGTTTCTTACGATTACACTAGGTACACTCTGTCGGCACAATATGATCCGGTAACAGGTAATCCGTTAGCTGAAAATACGCGGTACTATATTAAGCCATTCTGGCAAGAGTATGCCAATATGGGCTACACCGGCTTCTTTGGTGATTGGAGGGAGCATTCTGCTGTTCCGCACCTCATGCCTACAGATGGTGTTCCTCAAGTATGGATAACGCCGGGAAACAATACGGTTTCTATAGGCTGGACTAGACTTGATCCAACACACACATCTCCAGCTTATGAGGTCTATCGGTCTACTGATCCTGCGGTTCCTGTAAGAGATGCTGGCACTCGGGTATTTACGACAAGTACGGTAACTATTGTTACTGCGGCAGACAATACGGCAGTCAATGGAACCACTTATTACTATGTGTTGCGTAAATATGCCTCTGCCGGTGTTTATGTAGATACACCTGCATTAAGAGCCACGCCTAAAGCATCGCTTCCATATACAAACTTTGCCAGATACTCCCACGACATTAGTAGTTCAACATGGGTTAAGTCCAATATCACAGCGGGGTCTACAGCAGCATGGGCTGGCTCTGGTATGGATGGAAATAAAGGTACGTCAATCAGACAACTGCTTGCAACGGCAGATAATGGAACGGCAACACTCTCCGTTACTGGTCTAACAATAGCGACTACCTACACTGCATCTATACTGATGCAGGCAGTTCCACGCAAGGCAACGAATACCCTTTACCCAACGGTGGCTGGTAGGATTACCTTTGGTACAGCATTTACTGATTTCACGCTGACAGATACGTTAGAAGTAAAGCACGTCACTTTTGTTGCTACTGCAACAAGCCATGATTTAGTTATACGAATGAATAGATCGGCTGACGTTATTGCTTATGAAGGTGTATTTGTAACAGGCACTTCAACTCCTGTATTTACGCAAGAAACTGCTGCTGCCGCAGTCACTCCGGATATTGGTATGAATTATGCGGGTTCTAGGGGTTATACGAGTGGAGGTGAAACTCGCAACCAAGGAATAATCCTTACCGGAAATTCTAACTTGGTGTGGAATATATGGTGCGTTGGCACTGATCCTGACTTTGTACCAAGCAAGGAAAACATTCTGTATTGGACCGCTGTTGCAACACCATTCTTTGTATTTACTACATCCTCAAATAGAAATGTATTAGAAAACGTAACACAATCTGGATGGGGTGGTGCTGTTCAGGCAGCCTTTAATTTAACGGCTTCAAGTTCAGATAACTATATTCGTAATATTGATCTGAAATTAGGCACTGGGTTTTTCAGTGGCACATCTGCTAATATAGATATTCAGTTTGACTCAAACAGAAACCGTTTTAAGAATATTCAAATAGATGGCAATATGGTGAGAGGGGCTAGCAATCCAGTTGTTTATGCGTTGAATACCGCCAGCGATACAATTTTGGAAAATGTAAGAACTGAATTCGGAAGTGCTGCCTTATATACCTATAACAACGGCATGATTTTCAAAGGTGTAGGAGGCGGTGGTGCATCTAAGGAAGATGGGGCGGCGACTACGCCTCTTTGGAATATTGGTAGCACTACAGGTGGTTTAACGCAAAGCGGCGTAGGTGTGTTCGACACTCACTTTGCCGAGATGTATCACTCCCAGACTACGGGTGCGTTAGGTCTGGTATTTACCGCCTCCACTCAAGCCGTCAAGCCTTATGAACTCACTGGTCTAGCTGTCTTCTCGAATACTGGCAGACTGTATCTGCAACAAGCGGGCGACACAGCAACCTACACTTGGCCGCACAAGATTTACGGTGTAAGTGGCTTTAGGTCAATTCTGCCCAAGGTCTTAACTAACGATCTGGAATATTCCACTTCCTTTGCAGACGTTCCCCAAGCTCTGCTGATCGAGGTTCAGATTGATACTGGCTCAGGTTATGGAAGCTGGATTGAGGCTATACCCGCTAATCTGGCTGCGTTATCTGTATCTGCTACCGAGGGCTTTAATCTCAAGGTGCGTTTAACCGCAAGAGCATTCTTCCGTTATGTTTCTCAGTCCAATAATTTCGTAATAGGTGAAACGGTTCGCATTACTGGTGATGGTGGTACGGCAAGAATAGTTGATGTTTTTGACTTTGGAACGACAGGGCTTTGCATAGTTGATCAAGTTACTGGTAATTTCACAGGACTATATATTGTTAGAGATTCTGATAGTCAGGCTAGGGCTAACGCCGCAAACGTCAATACCTCTTTTATTATCGGCCCCAGCTTTAACAGTTACATCCAAGGTCTGTACCTCTGGACCACGGTAGATCAGACCGCTACTTATCCTGATGACATGACCACGGTGACATTCACTGGCTTGCCGTCTGGTTGTGACATTGTGATTCTGACCGCTGGCACAAACACCATCATTGATCAGGTTGATCAGAACGTAGGGACTTCCTACGCCTATGCCTACGCAGGCACGCCCACGATTGATGTGGGATTCATTAAGCCGGGGTATCAGGTGCAATTCATTCGCAATCTGACGCTAGGGCTGACCAGTTCGACTATTCCTGTTTCCCTCATCCAAGATCGTAACTATATTTAAGGAAATATATGGCAAAAATTACTTCAAAAACATTACTAGCTGTAGGAACAGAAGTTAGTATTGATGAACCAAATCGTGTAATAACATTGAATGTAGCTGGGGATTTAGTGGCCAAGGATGGTGTCACTTGGCAGGCACTTTACTCCTTCTTTGTTGACTTATGGGCAACCCCAACTTATCAAGATAGTCCGTTTCCATTCTACGCCATTGATGCGCTGTCTGGTCAGTTCCAGATTGGTACAGATGGTGCAACCTTCTCTGGATGGACTTTCAATTCTGATGCAACGCGTAACATGCTGCGAGATGGTGGTTGGTCAGAGTATTCAGCTGCTGGAGTACTATTGCAGCAGTATTCAGGTTTCGTAGGTCTTGGTAGTATTACTCCGGCTAGTACTGTACAACCATATTATCATCTAGCACCAACAGATGCACCAACTAACTTCCCCTTTACTGATCAATTCAACGTTGGTATTAAAGTATTTGGTGATGCTACTCATGGTAACTTTGATAAACGTACTTATGCAAAGACATTCGCACGTGAGTATGGAAAAAAGTTCAAATCTTCTATTCTAGCAGATACCGGTGCTACTGCTACCGGGGCTAATAAACAGAACTTTCTAGTATCTAATGAGGATGACTTAAAGATTACTGGATTATTAGGTGATGTACAAGCTACAGCTGATACAGCTATGACTGGTGCACCTTATAACGGTATTACAGTTGCCTACTATACAGTTAATCAAACTCGTACTATTGCAGGGGCTTCAAGAAACTTCAAGATTATTATCGAAGGCAATGGTGGTACTTTAGAGCAGATTTACGCTAAGGTTCAATATCTATTGCGCCAAGGTACTGATATTAATACTAGTGGAACAGCAGGTACTAAAATTGGTAAAATCCAAGATGAGTTACTACGCTTCGTTGGTGACATTTTAGTAACTTCACCTTCAGTTTATATTGATGATGTTCTATCCGCAGATAGTAATAGAATTGAGTTCTACGATGATTCTAATACTCTACGTACTAACCCATATACAGCAGCAGGTACAATGTCTTTCAATTCAGTACTAGTAGGTGCTGGATCCAGCTATCGCTTAATGTTTACTACACCACCTGGTGCCGGTAATGACTATGGTGAGACTGGGGCTATTACAGTTAATAATGCTGCTGGTACTCCAATTACTGGAACTATATCTGCCGGTAGTATTGACTTTGATTACGATTATGATGGTAATGTACAGGGTGGATTTGCAGGAGGTACTGATAGAGCAGTTACTCTAATCGGTATTAAGCCAGGTACTGGTAAGTTCGCTGTTGCTAGTGGTACTCTATCACGTACTAAAGGTATTAGTCTATCATTGGTTGCTGAAACCGACCGCGTATACGCATAAGGAGATATTGTGAGCAAGTTCATCTTTGATGGACCAACTTTGAGTATTGAAGGTGACCAGCTTGCTGTAGTAGGTGGAGTATTCCAGTTTACTGCTCAGGAGTTGTACTCTGAGTGGGTAGATTGGACTATTCAAGGAGATAATTTAAAGTATCCACCAGCCTTTTCCACGGCTGGTGGAGACTCCTTAGGTGGCGGAACTTTTCTAGGGGCATATGTCTTTATTAGAAATGATTTAGGTTGGAGAGGAGTTCCTCCAGATGTAGGTAATGTACAAGTAGTAATAGATGGTAATTTTTATCCAACAGATCCAAACCTACCATTTTTTATACCTTGGCCCATGGCAACTACAATAATACAGTCTAGAGTTTCGCAAATGACTCAGGCTTTATCTACTACTGGAACACCTGCCCCTACTGCTAATGAAAACGCTGCTGCAGTATTAGCTGCTGCACAAGTTACACCAATACATGCAGATATACAAAAAGTTAATAATATAGAAGTTACCGGAATAGGTACTGAACTTAATCCTTGGGGGCCTATATAATGTGGAAAAACTCCTGGGGTAAATCCTGGGGTTCTTCTTGGAAATATATAGTAGTTTCATTCAGAAGAGTTCCTCTAAGTAGGATAATAGTGGTCACCCACAGATAGGAGTACATATGGCAATAAAAAAACTTCAGAAAGATCCAGAAGCTAAGTTAGACTACTTAATGGATTTCGCATCAAAAACAAATAATAGACCTGGAGCTACTACAGATTATTTACAAGTATTAGATTCGGAAACTATAGTATCAGCCACAGTAGTATCTAGCAAACCAGCTGAGTTAGTAGTAGTATCTTCAACTATATCAGATAGTAATACTTCAGTACTATTCTGGTTAGATGGTGGTTTAGTTGGGAAAGAGTACATAGTAGTAGTATCTATTGTAACATCTTTAGGTAGAGAAGATGATAGAAGTGTAAAAATCCAGGTGGTGAATAAATGAGAAACCTAATTACAGTCGACGATTATAAGCTCTATACAAATATTAGCAGTACAGATCAAGATGAGCGCATTGAGCTATTAATACCTTATATTAGTCAGTTAATTAAAAATTATTGTACTAGAAGTTTCATTGATAGCTATGATGCTGATACTGAGGAATTTTTAGATATTGTACAATATTATAATGGAGGAGATGACTATCTATATACAGAGGAATTTCCTATACTTAGTGTAGAAGAGGTTGCTTATTCAGAAGACAGTGGTCAAACATATATACCACTAGCAGAGTATACTGATTATCTAATTGATAGACAAAATGATAGACTAGTCATATTTGGTGCTGCTGATATTAATTATCCAAACTACTTCAAGATTACATATAGAGCTGGTTACTCAGTACTTCCTGGAGACTTATATATTGCAACGTTAGATCTACTAGAATACTATATGAAACGTGAGGCGTCTCCTAGAAAAACTCAAGGCTCTGTAAGTATTGAGTATATTCGCACTTCTGACTTCCCTCACCATATTAAACGTGTTCTAGATTTATATAGAGTTATTAGATAATGAGCAAAAGTATAGAGTATGTTTTAAATGAGATAATACAGATAGCAGATAGTAAAGCCTTAGAAACTAGAAAACATATTGACTCTCTATCTATCCATAGTATAACGTTATCTAGTAATGAGTATATAAGAGAATTAAAAAAAATAAAAAGTTATATGACAGAAGGCTCTGCTCAGTATCAAGAAGATATTGCAAAGTCAAAAGTATTAAGTGGCTGGACACCAAAAGAAATTGATACTCTTATTAAAGCTATAAAGGATTCCAAAGTGGATGATGCAGTTGTATCTAGAACTACTTTTGGTAATATTAATACCAGAGCAGCTAAATTTAAAGATAGTATGCTGCAGAGTGTGGCGAGCGAAACCGATAAAACCAAATATAGAGCTTTACTAGCAAAAATGGAACTAGGTCATGAATCTAGTAGTGCTATGACAGAAAAGTTAAAAACTGATATGGCAAAACTACTAAAACTACGATCAGAACTAGAGTTGGATAAGACTACATCTCGTGAAGCCATTAACATAGTTAATAAAACAATATATAGCTATAGAGTAGCTTTAGTAGCTAGTACTACAGTAGATAAAAGTAAGCAGGAGAATATTGGAAAAAGTGCAGATTTAAATACTGTATTAGGCTTCTTTCAAAAGAAAATGCCGAAATATTTAAGTGCTGCGGCTACAAGAGCTTTTGAAGAAACTTATGCGAGTACTTATATTGATATAACAACTATAAAGAATACTTCTGAAAGTAGCAAAAACTTAGAGACTATTACTCTATCAGTAGAGAACTGGTGGGATAATTCTACAAAAGGAGATTTTGCTAGGAGTATACAAGAAGTAAACTTACATATTATAAAATTAGCTCAATCTATAGGAGCTACTGAGGTAACCAAGGGGAAATTACAGAAACTATTTAAGAAAAATAGTGCTAGCGTACTTGCTAAACTAAGCAGGCTAGTAACTAGGCAGAATGAACAGGTAAGGATACTAGCTACAGAAATAGCAACAACTACTGCAGGCAATATGTCCGCCTCCCCAACCTTAACTGAGGCTCTAACTACTAAAATAGTAGATATGTTACTAGGTAAACCACAACGGAAGTTAGTTACTAAGAAAGTGGTCAAAAAGAAGGGTTTAATTAGTAAAACAGAAAAGGGGCTATTAGATTCTATAGCTACTAGGGTACAAAAGTTTAAAAGAACTCCTATAGTGGTATCGAAGCCAATAAGCTTAGCAAGTTTACGCTCTAGAACAGGAACCTTCCAGTCAGTAGTAAATCTTCAAGGTCTTTTATCCGCGCGGCTTCAGGAAGTAATACGTAAGAATATGGCGCCTCCGGCGCTAACTTATCAAACTGGTAGGTTTGCTGAATCAATTAAATTGAATTCTGTACAGTTTGATAATAGGCAAAATGCTTTAACAGCATTTCTAAGCTATATGAAGTATCCCTATGCTACTTTTGAACCTGGAGGTAACCAAGGTAATATTGATAGAAGCCCTTCAGCACTTATTGATCGTTCAGTAAGAGAAATAGCAGCACAACTAACTAAGTCTAGGATGAGAACGATAATAGTATAAACTGGAAAATATAGTTGAAATTATTTTTCTACTATTATATAATGTGTGGGTTAATATAAAAAGAGAGGAATTATGAGTGCAAGAAGCTCTATAGCTAAAAAACTGGCTGAAAAGATTAAAACTATAAACGGGGCTTCTCCGTTTAAAAGTACTATATTTCCAAACAATGTACTTACTAAGCTTGTCTTCTGGGACGAGGTGTCGGACTTTCCAACAGTATGTATAGTTCCTGGTAGTGAAACCAGAGAATATCACCCCGGAGGATTTAAATGGGGTTTTCTTAATATATCACTAAAGTTATATGTAAATTCAGAAGACCCTACTAGTAAATTAGAGGATCTTCTACAAGATGTAGAGCAGATTATCACAGATAATGAACTGCTAGAATATGAGGTTGACAAGGGTACAACAGAGATTCTTATCACTTCAATAACCACAGATGAAGGATTACTAGCACCATATGGTGTTGGTGAAATGAATTTATCAATAAGATATGAAATTTAATACAATGCTAGTAAATACTGACTAAGTTATTAATTCATATATAGGAGAATTTTTATGGCAGTAAATTTAAGTAGAAATACAAAGGTTTTCTTTAGTACTAATACAGACGATGTGCTAGCTAACTACACAGCAGCTAATACTTTTGAACTACAGGTACTAGATGGTTATACATTTAGTCAGAACACAGAGCAGCAAACAATTACTTTATCTGAAGCAGGTACAGCACCTGTTCGTGGTGAACGCGCATTCAATAGTAAACTAAATCCAGTAGAATGGAGTTTAAGTACCTATATTAGACCATATAAACCAGCAGCTGTAGTTACTGCACCAGAAAAATTCTTTTGGAATGCTATTATGGGTAGTAAAGCTATTGATGCTACAGGTACAACTGGATGGACAGGCGGAGCAGTAGCTTTATTTAATGGTTCATACTGTATGACCCTAACTAAAGCAGCCAATACAGTGGACCTAGGTGACATGGTAAGAATTACTGGCACTACAGTTATGTCAGGAAGCTCAACAGGTAATGGTTATTTTAGAGTAGTTGATAAAACTGGTAATGATATTAAAGTAGACTTAGGTGTTACTATAGCCCCTACAGGTTCTGCTACAGTTACCTCAAGTTCAGTATTCGCTGGACAGTGGCACGAAGAATCAGGTAAAGCAGTTAGTACTACCCTCGGATCTAATAAGAATGAACTACAGAAGTTTACTCTTATCTTTAAAGTAGATAGTACAGTGTATAAAATTGCTAATTGTGCCATAAATCAAGCAGAGCTTAGCTTTGACTTACAGGGTATCTCTATGATTGCCTGGAGTGGCTTTGGTACTACACTTACTTCCCCCGCAACTTTACAGGCCTGGGCTGTAGGTAACGCTACTATATTCCCAACTACTGCTGACAATTATATTACTAATAAGCTAAGTACAACTACCCTAGTAGCTAATTTAGGTGGTACTGGTACAGGCAATACAACATACTCTGTACCTATTACCGGAGGTAACTTAACTATTAATAATAATATTGAGTACTTAACACCTGAGAATATGGGTGCGGTTAATACTTCAATTGGTTATTTTACGGGTACTCGATCTATTACTGGTAGCCTAAATGCGTACCTTAAAACTGGCACAAATGAATCCGCTAAGCTACTAACAGATATTTTATCTAACTTAGCTACTACTTCTGAAACTAAGTTCAAACTTCAAATTGAGGTAGGGGGAGCCTCTAATTCTACTAGAGTAGATTTACTTATGGAAGCTTGTCAGCTACAGGTTCCTACTGTAGATATTCAGGACGTTGTTTCTACAACGATTAACTTCTCTGCCCAAGGGTACTCTACACTTGGAGTTGGAGCTGATCCAGGTAGTTATGATATCGAGAAAACAAATAACCTAGTAGT